CCCTTATTAATACCTCAAACGTCTGGTTATCCATTACATCGGGATGTAGTTTATACATTTCCACATTAGCAACAAATTGAGATAGCCTATATATACGAGTCTGCTCTATATCCAATTTCTTTTGTTTTGCTAAATTCTCTGCAAACTTCTCTTGATCCTCTAGGTATTGCTCGACAGGTTCAATTAATGCCTTAATAATATTGGCTGCACCATCAATTGCCTTGCCCTCACGCAATGATTGTTCTTTAAGTTCTTTTCTAGTATTTTCTGTGGCAACTCTTACCTCTTTTAATTTCAATCGCCTATCTCTAGCCTTTTGCATATTGTCAAAATCGTTTTCGTCTACAACCTTAATCTCCATAGCACCATCTACTAACTCTTTTGCCTTAGCAAAATAATCACTATAACTATACATTAAAGCCTGTAACTTATTCTGCTCTAATCCGTATTCTTCACCTATTTTAGTTAGTTTATTTATCTCTATTATTTCTGGCATTTTAACACCCCCATAACTTCATCTAATTTTTTAATTGCATAGTCCAGACCTCTCTTAATCTTTACCTGCATTTCTGGATCTGCGTCAACTCTAATAATCACTGGTTCTGGAAAATTCTCGTCATAGCAAACATAATCACACCATTTACGACCTGTGACTAACATCTGCATTTGCATTTGATCTAGGTACTTTTTGTCTATTTCCTTTGTAATTGCAATTTCAACATATTTATACCCACGTTGGCATTTAATCTCAACTAACCCATCATCGCCAACCAGACCATCTGGACTGCAACCCGTGTGCGCATCTAGTTCGACAAATCCTACTTGTTTAACAATATTACCTGTGGCAATTTCATAAGCATTTCTAGCAAAACTTTCATTTTCAACGCCACGCTCCATATCACCATTAGTGTATTCGTCTTGGTCTTTACCTGATAATATTTCAGCAACTTTTTTATATACCAAGGAGTCCAAACCTTTGCCCATAGCCTGAATAGTATTAGCATCACTAGCAGAAAACTTACCTTTTTTCACTTCAAACCAAGCATCTGATCGTTGTTCCATTTCGTGTATTATCATTGTGTTAATTCCTTTTTTCTAGCCTCGTATGCTTCATTAAACGCTTTTAATGGGTATTTAGTTCGTAATTCCTTTGCAACTTCTGTTAATTCTTTAAATGTTTTAGCATTTGCAATTTTTTCGTAATCAACTTCTTCTAAATATTGTTCCTCTGACTGTGTATAAATTTCTTTCGTATCTTCTATTACTTCCATAACATCAGTAGCAGTTCCCATTACTTCTGGAATATATGATTTAACAATCTTTGAGATAACAGCATAGCGCATCTTTAAATTACGATTAGCGCCCTCAATCCAAGCAGGTTTCATACTTCCGTTATATGTTTTAACCCAACCAGATTTTTCTGCCTCATTAAATGTAAATGTATCAGTATATACTTCATCGCCTTTTTTAACTTCACACGATATTGATAGATCACTTTCATTGAAATATCTAACAGACCATCCATGTTTTCTTAATTGTTTAATCAAATCCCTACCACCAATAGCGATCATTCCGTTAACAAGGTAAAGACTTCTCATAGCTTCAAACGGCTTCATACCCATTTCAACCCCTGCTTGCATTTTAACCATCAACTGTTCGGCATTAGACTTTTCAGGCAATGCCCCAGAAGCTATAAATGTATCTGCCATTTCACGAAACTGTGCCCACATAACAGGACTTAGTGCAGTTGTGTCAATACTCATTGCCAAGTCTTTCTTTTTTAAATAATCCTTTGGAACAATATCGTAACCTTTTTCCTCTAATGCTTCTTTGACGCTTTTCTTTTTTTCTACATTTTCTATATTCTCACTCATAATTTTACCTCTATACTAAAATCGCAATAAATTTTTACTTTTGATAATGCGTTATCTATTATTTCGTCTATTTTTAAATCTACACGTTCCTTTAATGTTAGTTTACTATCAGGAAATTCTCTCATTTCTTCCTCACATGTGGCATTAATTTCAAGCATTAACCCATCATCTTTAATAATACTTTCTCTGACAGATAGTTCTAATTGTTCTATTGCTATAATACTCATATCGGTATACCTAAATTTATAATCATTAAAATTAATAATCATTTCCCTCTACACTTTCTTTTGAAATGTGATCTTCTACGTTCAATTTATTACAATTTTCACACAATCCCCCATGACTCAATATAAAATATGCAGATTTTTGTGAATCCGATCTCACAAAACACCACGAACAGAAAATATCATTAGCCAGAATATATGATAATGGGAGTGGATAATTTATTAAACTTGTTATAACTTTTTGGGCTTCGTTGTTTATCATAGTAGTAATTTAACATAATTGACAACGCATGTCAACACCCTATTTTAATAAGGGCGAGTTCCGAGAACCCGCCCATTATCTGATAAACATTACTTAACTCCTGCCCAAGGGTTAAGCACTTATATTATAACATATAGAGTTATCAACAATCATATAAGGTTGTTCTTATTGTAGGTATAATTAGTAACTATTAGTTATACACAATTGATAAAGTTATACACATTGTGAAAAATACTTGTATGGCAAAATACTACTAATTTTTGTATAATTAAAATGCTTATAATAGTAATTACACAAAGTTTGCAGCATTTATACCCTAACTAATTGACCCCTTTTCATTTGGGATTAGTTAGTTTGTTACCTCTTTCACTCGCCCAATTTTAAAGGCTAGGACTATGCGGTTATTAATCGCTTGTAGTCATCTTTACTTCAGTAACAAATTGGAACGCAACAGCACTCTAATTTATTGCCGAAATTGTTAACAAGCAACCCCCTATTAGCAGTAGAATACCTTTAGCTAAGACCATAAAATAGTCCGCAAGATATAATAAATACCACCAAATAGGGATTGTTTACTAGCAATTATTGGGAAATTTTTGTGGGCAATCACAATTGATTTATAATACTTTATTAAAGATATGTAAATAACTTGTTAAAAGTAACCCTGTATTTTTGCTGTAATACAGGGTTTTGTTGTTACCTCTTACCAGATTTACGAATTCTTCTCATATTTCTGCGAAGTAACCAGTTAAGAAACTTTAGCGGTCTTTTCTTCTTCATGTTTCACCTCAACAGATACCATATCCCAAGAATTCTCGTTTTCGTCAGCTTCGATGTATTCATTAAGTATTCTATAAAATTCAGCGACGTTTTCAGCATCTATGGAATACTTTTTTATATGGCGTTTTTCACCATAATCCAAATACACAACAGAGGCATGAAATAACATAGTTCTCTCCTTTTAAAATCTAGTTAATCCAGTTGTATATTCTGATTTTACACCTTTTGTTTCTTCAATGTACTTACCATATTCATGTAACAACGCATCAATAAATCTCAATGCTGTAAGGATTATTGCAGTACCCTCTGTTTCTGGTAAGTTTGAAAAGTGAGTGATAGCATAGGCTACAAGTCCTAAAACCAATAATCTTAATGGTTCTTTTATAGACTCAAATAATAAATCCCATTTCATAAATGTCACCTCATTTCATTGTTAATAAATCTTCTAATTGTTTCTTTTATAAAATCTTTAATTAAAAATTTATATTTTCCATCTTTATCCTTAGCATCTAATGGAGTCATGTTATGTTCTAATGCATTTTTTAATGATGCAAGTTCAGACTCTAATTCACCATTATTTTCAACTATTGAATCGAATTTAGTCTGTAATTTTTCATAGTTATTTTCCAATTCTTCACGTTCTTCTTTACACTTATTTCTCGATTTTCGCATTTCATTTAAATCGAAATTTAACTTATCAACAATACCCAAAATAGGCATAAGTAATAATTGATCCACATACCCATTAAATCCGTTATCCCTATTTCTCGGCTTGTAGCAATAACCCCAATGTAAATGCGGTCCTGTAGAATTGCCTGTAGTACCAGATAAACCTACTAAATCCCCTTGTTTTACATAAGTGCCTACCCTTAAAGGTGAGAGTGTTTTAAAATGTGCTAATACAGAAAACTCTTTATCGTTCTCTATTTTTATATAGTTGCCATAACCACCAGCGTCAAAAAGGTTTTCTACTATTTTACCATCATGTGGTGCAATAACTTCCGTACCCTCTTTTACTCCAAAATCAATACCATTATGCCCTAATAAGCCAAATTTAGCATAAGATGCTCTATATCTATAGTCATTAAATACTTGAGTAACAGGATATTCTTTTTTTAGTGGAATAATCATTTAATCTTTCTTAAATTAAGTACCCATACTCCGAGATAAACACCGAAAACCCAAAAAACCGTAACTATCATAATAGTTAAAAGACTAGCCAATGCACGTTCTGGTTGTAATGCAGTAGATATACCATTAAATACTCTCGATGATATTATCCAAAACAGCATACATGCATAGGACAAAATAGAAACTATACCCTTTTTAACATCAGGTAAATTTCCGTCATATATAACAGCACCAATGAACATACCAACTGCAGTAGTAAATCCCATACTACCCCAAAAGAACGGAGCTGTAGTTATATAATCTACGCACATAAGTGCTGTGTCTGTTGTCATTTCTTTTTATTACTTAATATTCTTACCTCGTTGATAAGACTATTTATAGCTTCCTTTAGTTTTTCCATCGAGTCATCTAATTTCTCTATTTTATTTTCAAATCTAAAAAGTAGATAACCAGCGACTACAATAGGAAAACCGAAGTTTGAAATTGCTTCAAAGAATTCAGTCATTACGATTTTTCCTTTTCAGTAATTGTTTTGTTTCCATTAATTCATTTTCCAATATCTTTTTGGCTTCTGCAAGTTTTGCACAGTGTTTGTATAATTCCTCTAGTACCTTATTCAAATTCTTTATATTATTTTCCTTGTTATCTTCGTATTTATGAATATCATCTCTTAACTTATTAAGAAGAATAACGATAGAATCCTCATTAGTAGGTTTTTGTCTCCCGAATCCAAAATAATCTTCAGCTTTAGATAAAAATTTAAAAATCATACAAGCATTATTTTAGGAGTAGACCCTCCACCAACAAATGCAGCTGCACAACCTGCCCAGTCAGCACTTGCACCACTCCATGCCATATTCACTGCACCAGCAGTAGCTTTATATTCATAACTGCACCCTGCCTGTCCGTTATATCCAGTACCAACAAAATTATCATTGTGGATTTGAGTCTGCCCAGCACCCACACTTATAGCTGAGCTACTATCGTGCCACACGCTATCTATAATAATACAATCATCTAAAGTAGAAGTTACATCATTAGTAGGAGTTCCACTACTAGCCGTTGTTTCATCCTTAGCATTAAACCCTACACCAGCGTCTGCCTCAAGCAATGAAATAGCAGATGCAGACAACTCTGTGTTTGTTCCCGTAAAAGAAATAACAACATCATTAGCACCCATTTTAGGACTATTTAATTCAAAAAGATAAGTGAAATAATCGTTTCTGGCTTGTGATGCAATTGGTACTCCCATACTCACACCGCCGTAAGTAACACCAGTAACACCTACCCCTCTACATTGGATGCTTAATACAAGTTTCTCACCGTCGTTAGTATGACTAAAAATATAACTGGTAGTTTTATCTTGCAAAGCTCCTGTCGATGTACTGTTTCCTTTTACTATCATTAAGGTAATGCAAATCTCAAGTAAAACATCAAACCTTTTGGTGCAGTAGTTGAGATAGCATCTAAATCAATTCTCAAAATATCATTAGTGGCAACGTCATCTTTAGTGGTATCTATAACCGCAGGGGTTGCAGCCGTAGCAGTATTGGTTTCTCCACTATCAATAGTCGCCTTTGTAGAAAGCATATCTACAGCATCAGTCACGTTATGAATTTGAAAATCAGTAGTTCCAGTAGTTCCAGCTACTTTAACAGCAAAGAATACCCCTACAAGATTCATACCGTTTAATTCAGGAGGAATAGGAATATAAATCTTCCCATCACCAACCGTTAACGCAACTGCAGCACCAACAGCATCAACAATAATAGCCCTAGATATATCGTCTATCGAATTATCAACATAAGCCTTAATAGATTGTTGTGTGGCAAGTTTAGTATTAGAATCGGAGGCCATATTATCCTCATCTAGTACGGCAGTACCAGAAACCCCTGTATTCAAGACTGGTGATGTGAGAGTAAGACTGCTAATTGTTGGGGCAATCAAAGACATTTTTATATAAGTTCTACTATCGGAAATATTTGCATTAGTTATTGATGTAGCACCACTAGCAACAGTTACTTCCGCAAGTTTCAAGTGATTAGCTGGTGTAGCAGGTGCACCTGCACCCGGAGTTCCCTCGACAACTACTATACTAGCAACATTAGAGCTATTAGCATCTGAAACAACTGTAGTGTCCACTTTTACCGCAATTAAATCTATTCTGGTAGAACCGCTAGGATTTGATGATATAGATACAATTTCTTCTGCATCTAACAAACCATCCCAAAATCTAATTTCATATGAAAATTCTGTCCACGATGAATTAGGAACATAAAAAATACCCGGTGCTACTTTAACTTCCATAGCAGGGGTATCGGCTTCAGAAACTAATAAGTGATCAGCATCTATAATACCGCCCTGAATTAAGAGGTCATTGATATTGCCTCTTACATCGCCCTCTGTGGCATTAGTCATGCCATTTCTAATTCTAAGATATATGCTCATTTATATTTTCCTCTTTTTCAACATCTTTTCTTTTTTCTACTTTTTTTCTACCTCGCATACTTAAATGATACCCTATGTCTGGTTATTATCCAAGATTGATGAGGTACCTGAATTATTAATAGTTCCCGCTGTGTTACTAACAAAATGACACCCAACAACTGTATTTTTGTCACAGTTAGCATCTGCAATATTCACACCGTAACCAGTATTAGCCTTTAGATAAGATGATCCTATATAGATATTATTGCTGTCATTCATTAATTTAATCCCATCAGAGCCAGAATATCTAACCGAACCCATCGTTATTTGTACGCCATTAGTACTTGATATTTGAATTCCTACTCCAGAATTAGAATATACCGCAAAATCATATAACCCTATTTCATCACAACCAGACATCACCACGCCATTATTACCTGAATACGCACCAAAATTACTAATGGAACACCCTAACATACGGTCAAGATTCATCGTTGCCGTAGTACAACCAAAAGCGAACCAATCGTTAAATGTCCACCCACCGCACAAAATAACGCTAACTCCTGTTTCACAGTAATAGACGTCGAAGCCAGACACACGCATACTCGAACACACTTCAAATTTTATTCCTATGGTCGAATCAGTTACCGTAATGTCACTAACACTTCCCGAAGAAACATATTTAAAACTTAATGCGCCGTCAGTATCTAACGAATTAGCAATAGTCAAATTAGAAATATTTACACCATCTACGGCATCAGCAATAGCGTAAGCCATTCCTGATATGCTGTTCCCATCGTAAACGTCTATAGTGATATGAGTAGTATCAACAACATCTAATATCTCATATGGTATTGCACTAACAAAAATAACTTGACCTATCATCGCAACAGTCCAAGTAGTACCACTACCTACCACAGTAGTATCGCCATTATTTATTGCTATCGTTCCAGTATCATAAACATTTGTTCCATGTGCTTTTATCTGATAAGCACCATCTTGAAAATCCAATATAACACCTGTTCTAGTTTCACCAGTAAGCAAAACGTCTGGTGCTAAATCAATATCGGAATTTAATAAATATGTTCCGTTCTTAATTTCTACAGTGCCACCGCCTCTAGCAACAACATAGTCGATAGCATCTTGAATGGACACAAAATCAGTATTGCCATCTAGTACAGTTCCTACCGTAATTGCCAACTGCCTGTTTGACATACGCTTAGACTCCAGCGCAGATATTCTTCTGTTCATTCTGGCTATATCTTTTATAATGTCTTTTTGTTCAAATGTTCCACCCATTATGATTGTATAGAAACTAAATATCTAATCTTTTCGTCATTATCTTCATTATACTGTAATTCCCAACTGTAAACTCTGACCTTAGTATTTATATTCCAAATATCTTTTTGTACCACCAGACCTACAGTATCTCCCAAAGCAATAGAACCAAACAAAGGCTGGGTATTGGGGACTTGAAAAAACTCTATCGTTAAAATTGGTACGCTATGTGTTCTTATTAACTCATTTCCTTTGTCTGTAAGTGTAGAGCTTTCCACAACGTTATCTGCATCTATTCTACCCTGTCTTAAACCTATTACATTTGCTGATGAGGTATTAGTTACATCCACCCGTTCTTGAACATCGTCTATTTCCTCGCCCAAAACTACCGCAGAATTAACAGGTGATGTAAAATCTTCGACTATACTTGTAATTTCCGAAATATTAATTCCATACTTAAATACTGCTGAATTGCTTATATCTAATCCCTTATGTGCATAAACATTAAAAACCTTATCGTTAGTTATTTCAAAATCAAAGCCATCAATTACATCTGTAAGTTCGGTTATTAGCTCCATTATATTTTTAGAATAGTATTTTCTATCACGATTTTTTGTTGCTTCAATCGTACCCTCTGTGAATCCTAAATCCCCGTACGTCTTATTTTGAAAAGTATTTATAGCACCCCACGCTATCGCACCAGCATCTATTTGTGTGTAGGTTTGATATTGCTCTGTAAAAGCATGATCCAGTAGTTCGAAATAGTCAAAACAAGTTATTTCCACTAAATCTGGTTGCCCAGACTTTAAATTACTTCCTAGATGTACTTGCTCACCCGACCAAATAACGACATTATTTCGTATGATATCCACATTATAGCGTCTTAAAGAAATTAACTGTCTAAGATATGGCATCGATGTTGGAACCATAAAAGAACATTTGCCAAATCTATTTAATGTCTTAGAGCAGGTAAGCGACTTAAAGTCAGTTATTTCTCCCAACTTAACACCTAGTTCATTTTTAACAACTATTCTATATTCCTGCATAAGCGTACCTATAATTTACAACCAATTTGGTATTAGCCGAAGAACCAGAAACAACATCAAAATGTATCTCGTTATTACCTACAGCTAACTGAAAAAAATCTCCCGAAAATAGACCAAATACATTTGTATTAGTGCCTTTTATCACTGTATGATCCAGAGTGTTAATAGTCACTATTTCCCCGTCTAGCAACGTAATATCTAATACAAACACCTCACCTGTTGTGATATTTTGGACTGTAAAATCAGTACCGGGGCCATGAATAACAAACTCTGGATAACTATTAGTAGTACCGATATTATTAATAATAGGTCGTGACGTTCCCACCGCATTAAAGCTCATGGGTATTGCTGTAGGTATACTTGCACCACCGCCTAAATCAGTAATTCCAGTTTCAATTGAAAACAGTTCTTGAGTATAAAAATTAGGATCGTTTGATTCTAATTCAATTAAAAAGGGCTTTGCTAATGCATGATACGGATATTTCAAACTCAATACTTCTGCGTATGTTTGTAATTCCAGACCACTTAGAGTAGTAAATTCTATAAGTTTTAAGTTGCCATCTACGTTTAACGCTTTTAGCATTTCATCTCTTAAACAATCCCTATCTATACCAGATATTGAAAAACGTCTACGACCTTTTTTAGACGAGATAAAAACAGGCGATCTTTGACCAGCTATACTTTGTGAAACATAAATCGTATCTGGCCACTCCCAACCTTCTAACACACCTATTTTATCTGATGTTAATTCAAAATAATCTCCATTATTATTGGTTATTTTTATACTTTGCATTTTATACTCCTAATAGACTTGCCCTATAACCTAATTCTCTACCCAAAGCGCTTATATCTTGTTCATCATTTATCTTTCCAATACTAATATTTATATCTTGATTTATTGTACTTGAATTATTAGTCATGCTGTTTTGTGGTGTAATCCCAGCACCGCCATAATCAAATACTGGAGAATTCATACTTATATTTCCCAATTTAGCGTACTCATCTTTTATAATTCCAATACCAGCTTTTACATTATCCACAAGTGATGGTGATTCACGATGAAATGGGTTTAGTTTTTGCAACTTATCCCAAACCTCTCCAGACATACGCTTTATCTCATTAAAAGCATTTTTAAATGGAGTAACAAGAGCCGACCATAAATTACTTAATCCTCGAGAAATCATGTCTGGTAACGATTTAAACCACGCAACTATCTCATTAATCAAATCTGGAATAATCGAGTGTCCCACAAGTTCATTGTATAACCATGTAAAGAATCCCACTATTTTCTTAACACCATCATCAATCCATTTGACTACTAATGTAAATATTCTTATTAAACCGTCTAAAGCAGTTAATACACCTATTATGGCTGCAACAACTATTGTGGCAAAAATAATACCTAGAGTTTTCAAAATGGGAATTAATATAGGTCCTATTGTTTTCCATAATTCTTGCAATGCTGGGACAAGTTCTGTTGTTATTTGTTTCCAAATATCCTGTAACAAAGGCAATATTACACCTTGAAAAACAGCACCTAAAGCATCAAATACTGGTTGCACTTTTGCCATTATTTCTTGTACAGCACCCCATGCCTTATCCCAACCACCGAGATTATCAACAATTCTCTTTACGATAAAGCCCAACAACGCACCTACAGCGATAAAAGGCAGTAGTGGTGCCATCGCAACAATCACAGCCGAACCCATCGCTATCAATGCTGGTGTTAGACCACCTAATATTACACCCGCTATAATTGGCCCGTTATCTTTTAAAAATGTTAGGAATCTGTTTATTGATTCTGGAGTAGTAAATCCCTTGAGTGTAGTTATTATTCCAGACAACGCATTTTTTACTGTATCGAATATACCCGAAATCTTTACGAAATCAGACGCACCTATCGTGATAGTATCGATAAGATTAGACCAAAGTTGATTAAATGTACCAGCCTGTGCTGTAAAACCCTCTGCTGATATACCGCCTGTTTCACCTGCTTTTTTAAATGCATCAAAAAGTAATTCGGCTGCATTATCAGCATCTTGTAATTCTTCAGTAGTTAATCCAGTAGTAGCTATAATATCGTTAAATATAGGAATTGCAGATTGAAACTGTCTAATATCCATGGCAGTGACTTTACCTGTAGCAGATATTTGTTGAAGATTATATACAACACGATCTAATTCCGCCTGTCCCTTACCAGATATAGCAACGGCTTTACCTACATCTAAAAGTATATCTATTGCCTTATTTCCGTCTTTAGTAATTGCTGTAAGTGCTTGTGTACCTGTTGTTAAACCTGTTAATTCAAATGGAGTTCTCGATGCTTCCTCTTTTATTCTCGACATTGTTTTATCGGCGAGTTCTGCACTTCCCAATAGAGCAACAAAACCCTGTCTTGCTGATTCCAAAGATGCAGCCGATTTGACGCCAAATGTAACAATTCCAGCGGTTGCCGTAGCAATTGCAGTCAACGCACCAGCAAAAGCATACGAGCCTTTTTCAGCCGATTTTAAATTACTTTCAAAACCTTTTATTTCAGATTTTGCTTTATTTAATCCCGATGTGAATTTGGAATTATCTACATCTAAGTTCCATACAACTGTTCCACCTACTGTGTTTGCCATATTTTAATTATATCAGTCGATAATATCTTTGTAACGTTCGAGCAGTTTATTTACTGCATTTTTATCTTTTACATGGGGAGCAATTATTATTTGAGTTAATTCGTAGAATATCTTTGCATACTCTACATTAGCCGCATTGAGCATGCTTTTAATGCGAACAAAGGGCAATTTCTTAGCCTCGTGATATTTATATTGTGGAAAATGAAAACAAAATACTGCAATTAAATCTACTTCCGACTTTTCTTTTTTTGGTACTTTTTGTGCTTTTATTACGTTCACGCAGTTTTACCGAGCAATTGTTCCTCTAGCATATCATTAAATCTACGCCAATATTGGACCGTCATTGTATTAGCAATTTCCTCAAATTCAGGAGCATCTGTAGAAACCTTAGTAATAAATTTACCCATAGTCTGTACCATTAATTCTGGTTTCTCCTTTAACACACCGAATTCTGTCATTTCTAATGTATTGGGTTGTCTAAATCTATAGGTAAAACCCTTTAATATGAAGTCAAAATATTCAATTATTCCATCATCAAGATTATAGACTTTTTCGTTCATTTATTATTAAGATACTACGTTAATAGTCCCTTTTCTAAAGAATTGCACCGATGCTTCGTCTTGTGAAGCCTCGCCAACAAACTTTACCGTTACTTTTTGTACCTTATTATCAAATTCTACACCATCTAATTTGGTTCTAGCGTTTACAACACGAAATACATTTTCGGGATTACCGCAAGATTCAATATCTAGATTATTATAAACAATACTTTCAGTACAAGATGCAGGGTTCATATCAATAGCACCGTCTGCATGATTTACAGTTTCTCCTGTGGATAAAATGCCACCATTAGCAACAAAGTTCTGTGGAAGTAATGCAGCCAGAGCTGGAATATCAGAAGCTAAAAGAGTAAGGATAACGGAAACCTTGTCAGGACCATCTACTTCATAGGTTTTTCCCTGCACAGTTTCAAAGTCATCGGATGATCGCTCATACGATACATCTACTTCTTCAACATCTTCTATAATATTATCTCCCCATCGCAAAGCGAAAGGACCTCTTATTAATGCCATACTTATATTTTAGGTGGTATTTAGCAACGTGTCAATTTATTATTGATATACTGTAATAGAAACTTGTAATACACCAACTGTACGTTCTTCATCATCTAAATCTCTATCCGTAGGAAAAACAATACTCTCCATAGTAACCAATGTATAGTTTTCTAATTCCAAACAACCTATGCTATTTATTTCATCAGACAAACTTTGCATAAGATTATAAACATTTTGAGCATCTTTATCACGATAATATACTTCTACAGTATAATTATTTTGTCTTTCACCTGTTATATTTTTTGATTCAGGCGTACCGCCACCCGAAACAACCCACCAACAAGCAACTGGAGCATCTAAAGAAACACCACCTATAAAAAGATTAGTTCCTAAAACACCGAACCCTCGATCTTCCATAAATTCTGCAAAGTCTTTTGTAATATTCATTTTAGACCAGCTTTCTTTGCAATACTTGAAGTTTTATTAACAGCTTTTCTAACGGCATTTTCGGCATAATGTGGTCCCGTACCGGCAGTAGTATAATTTTTGAATTGCGTAGTCTCCTGTTTTGCAGCATATTTCTTACCCCATACAATCTTGCCCTTTAAAGCTAACACGCTTTTAGTAATATCAGAACGTAATCTGCCAGACTTTTTAGGCGTTTTAGGAGTAGATTCATTAACTACCTCGTCGGTCATTAGTCTTAAAAAGACATTAGCTTTGATTTTCGTCTCATTAAGTATTTTAGATGTATTATCAGTTATTCTTACACTCATAATTAACTCACAGTCGCTATAGCATCAACTTTTTTCAACAAACACTCTATATTATCAGTCTTATTATTCAACAAATGATCCCTATTAACAGTAACATTTGTAATACGGTACCAAGCCACACTATCAGAAGCTCCAAAAAGGGGCATTACAACATACATACCCTCTAACCTGTAATAGTTATCCAGAATAAACTCATCTCTAGGACTAGGGTATATTATGGCATCGGCGTTTCTAATTTCTTGAAATTCCGAAGAAATTAAATCAACAGCTTGTAGGAAAATACATTTTACATCGTGTTGTTCAGTAGTAACTTTAGAGCCTTTATAATCTCCAGATTCTACCACTACAAATGTTGCTGTATCTTTATATTTTAGTCCATATTTCATGCCGTATATATTCTATAAAGTGATCCATTAGGACCTACATATTTATTTAATACTTTAATATTTTCCTTTAATGAATCTGGTGCGCTATTACTAAACAACGTATATGAGTGCGAACCCAGAGTTTCACTTTTAACATCTTTGGTTGGATTCGAGTAATAAGTAACCATATCGGAAAACAGATAGAGTAAATCAGTAGGCATATTATCCACACTACTCCAAAGCCATGTAGCATCAACAGCGAGTTGAACACAATCACAAGAAGTAACACAAGTAAAACAACTATCGCAAAGTTCGATATATTTAATAATTCCGTTCTTCTTTATAGTCTGGTATGAATCGGCTTCTAACGTTAGAAACGTAACACCATCTTTAACCAGCTTTACTGCGTGAACATCGGTACAAGGATCAATGGCAATAATTTTATCTCTTTTATTATAACTATATAATCTATAAGCAAACACCACAGCATCGGCAGGGAGTAAATTATCAATATCCACACTATCAACACAAGGACAATCCGTTTGCGTCTTTCCTATTTCCACATATTGATTATCATTTACCTTTGTAATGTCTAATGTATAACCTAACATTGATTCTAATTTACTCACTACCTTATTTATTGTAGCCTCTACAAGTGTCTGATCTTCAGCGCTTACTGATAATCCTGATAGTTCTTCGTATTTAGCTAAGTCCATATATCAATTATACAAATAACTGTGGAAATAAAGAAGCCCCTCGGTTAAGAGGGGCCTCGTTATTATTCAATTTTTAATTAGCGTTAGGATAAACCTGCGGCTGACATTGATGCTACTTTGTCTTCATCTTTTACAGCACCGTTTCTGAAGAAGCTACCTCGTAGTACGAGTTCGTTTCTTTGGAAAGCGGACTTAACTGTAGCGCCATCTTCGTAGGCTGCTTCGGTCGATAAGTCAAAGTTCAATCCGCCACTTGTTCTACCTGTAAATGTGCTAAGGTCAACATAGAATACTGCTTGATCTACTGTGACTGTAACGCCTTCTACTGTAAATGACTTAGTTTCAGCTACATTTAATGTAGGTAAGAGTTCGTTTGGTACAACAATGTAAGGTGAACCTGCGATCAAAGGTTGGTCACCTGTAGTAAACAATCCTGCTAATGGTCCACTAATACCAGCACCAATTGCTCTAGACAGTAATTCACCGTAAGTCTTTTGGTTGAAGATGAACACACCGTTCATAATTTCTTCTTGTACTTCAATCCAAGTATTAATCCAACTCTTTAATGCGTTTGCATCAGATGTAGTTCCGTATTGTACTTTGTTTCCGGTATTATCTACAGCTTGTTGTAATCTTGCGATAAATAACTGTGCTCTTTTTCTATCGAAGTCGTTTCTATAACCTGCGGTTACATCACCGATCAAGTCTACTGCTAAGAATCTTGTAGCTGCATTACAAACTGGTGTAACGGCTGCTAACTCGTGTAAATTCTTTGTAGTAATAGTTGCTTCGTATTCACTAATAGGTTTAAGGTTTCCATCTGCACCATCATCACACATTTCAACTTCGGACATACTAATATCACCGCTTCTTGTTAAGTATGCCATTTGAAGTGATAAAGTTTCTCGCCAATCAAGTCTACTTAGTAAAGGAGTAAAGTTTGATCTATGACCCTCAATATCCTTTAAAAGTTCTGGTGAAATTACGAAATTACCAAAATCAGAAAGTGTAACAGTATTTGCTACCTTACCTGCTGATTTTAATTCATCAATATGGAATTGGTTAATATCATTTAGTTTCTTACCGGCTTCTTGGTTTCCACCTTTTAAATAATCCCAAGCGTGTTGAATTTGTAATCCCGCTCGTTCTCTATAGTTCATTGATTTTAACTCACCTTGTACTTTCATAGTAGTTACCTTTTTAAATTCAGGCTCTTTTGCACCATTATCGAAAACCGATTTTTCTAGTTTCTCTAGTTTTTCAGTAAGTTTATTGATGCTTTCAGCTACCTTTTCATCAGATTTTTTATCTTCTGGTTTTTCTTCTTTCTTAGGAGCTTCTGCTTCTTTTACTTGTGTTTCTACTTCCTCGGCTTGTTCCTCAGGAACGTCAACACTTTCATCTGGTTGCAAAGTAGTCTTTGCTTCTTCTTCGGCTGCATTTTTATAAACAACGGAAACTGGAAAGTCTCTCGTGTTTTTTACTGTCTTATATTTCATAGTTTCATTATCGAGAATAGTGTTATTGTTGTCAATAGCAGTGAGTTTTTTCAATGGTTCTGTGTCAATACCCTTACTTAATGCGCTGTTTATTACCTTTTCGGTTAGTGCGTTAACGGTAGCTAGTTTGTTATTACCCACTATTACCATAGATAGACCCACTAATTCACTATTATAATAGACGCCCTCATCATCTGGCCAAGGGCCAATAGTTTCAATAGAAAAATCGGTTATGTAACCTGCAAGTAACATTTCCATAGCCCAAGATGCTACGGCACTTTGTTCTACGGCAAATTGAATACCGTCAATGGTGACTTTTTTGTCCTCTTTTTTTAAACCAACAACCTTACCTACTATGTCCTGCACACTATCCGAGTGATCTATAGTAACCAATCCCTTATATCCCTCGATATTCATTGTTTCTATATCATATTTAGTACCGTTATATTGTTCTGTTTGGCTTGTAATTGGAAGTGGTTTACTAAATCTGATTAAACCGTTGTCATTATCAAGTGCTTTTATTTTATTAATGCTAAATTTATTTTTCATTATTTACTCCTTAAAACCTTAGGTTTGTTAATAACAGGTGAGTCATTATGAATATGTACATCTCCAAATGTTTCCATCTTTTCCTTTTCCATTTCCTCTAATTGCTTTTTACTGGGTTTATAAAACGGATTATTTTTTAACCGTTTAATAGTTTCTTCGTTCATATATAAATATTACCATTGTTATCTTGGAAAAGGAATAAACCCACCGATTATATCTTTTAATGTCGATGGCGCTACGGATACACTGGCTAATTTTCTCATTTGTGAATTAGAGGGATATATCATACGGGGATGGCTGATTGCAGAGGTTCCTGTTAAGGTTCCAGTCGTGCCTTTCATTACATCGGGTTCAACTGCGTATTTTCCTAACAAAGGAGCATGGAATACTAGACCGTTGGGAAGAAAAAGTGACGAGAACCCGTCAGCTAGTATGGCAACTTCCCCTGCCGATAACTGTCTGTTCCATATAGAAAATTCTGCCATTCTTCCGTTGTACCAAAAGTCAGGATTGAACCCCAAAACCAATCTATCGCCTGTATTTACTTTTGTACCGGATGGGGCCTGTCTTTCATTGATAGCTTGTGATACCCCGTTTATATATATTACAGGGTTAACAGTCGTAGAACTCCAACTATACGTAACACACGCATGAAACCACGCTCCCGTAGAGGGTTTGGGAATAGACCAAGCCCCATTTGCAGAGGACCACTGTGCGTTAAAGACCCAACCCCAGCCGTCATCAAATTCCCAGTTGGCGGTAATATTTGCAGAAGCATCCTGTAATCTAAATGGGTTGGCATACTGAGCAACGGAGTCACAATAAAGCCACATACCAATCGTAATCGCATCATTGGAATGTTGCCCTGTTACCAAAGTGTAATTAATCTTATCGCTACTACCGTTGAAATCTCTGGCCATTTTTAAGCCTCATATATCAAAACTTGGTGCAGTTCCATATCCCCACTCAAATCGTCTGTAGCTGTAGTTCCGTTTGCATCTCTAGTGATCTTTATAAAGAACATTTCTCCTGCGGCCACATTATCCATATCTGCACCATCTGTAAAAGTAATACTCGCATAATCAACCTCACCTGAGACATTGGCTGTTGTAGGATTAACATTATTAGCCGCTGCAAATGTCTTAACGTCTAAATCGTCAGCATCGTCGGTAACGCTCATAAACGATACATTCAAAGATATTGACCCTGTTGTCGCTGAAGTTGCAGACCACAGGACTTTAACGACTAAGCCCCCTCCTGCGTAGGTATCGGGCATTACTCCTCTAAATATTGCGCTCTCATCAGTCGTGTCATCAAAGTCTAGTACAAGGTAACCGTTTCGAGTGTCAAAGGTAGCAAACGCAGTGCTTGGGGGTTCGTTTTGTTGTGGCGTAAATGAACACAATAAATTACCAGAGGCCATTAGAGTATCTCCTTTTTAATAGCGGTAATTAACTCATCCTTGGTTATTTTATTTCCCGCAGGTAGCCTTAAATTTATGACCTTTATTAGTGCCGTGAGTACAACTTTCAAGTCCTTGTAACCTAAATCGTTAACCATTTCCCTTCTTTCTTCTAAACGTGCATCCAGAAAGTTCGTTTTTTCGATTGGGGACATTTCAACAATGCTGTCTCCCTCACGTTTCCAAAATTCTATCGGAGTATTTGCCACCAGCGTTATATCTGGATCTATTAAAACGTCAGGATCCGTAACAAAATCTGGCGTGTTCACGCTTGTTAGATATTGTGGAATTTTTCCTGTTTTAAATATTGCTATATTGCTCATATTTCATACCCCACACAAGTTATATACACATTTCCCGCACTTGTGGTAACCGTTAAGTCTGCTGCATCTTCGCTGCTAGCCATTGGATACTTTTCGGTAAAGGACAAAACTACACCCGACTTACCTGCAATCTCACCTTTCCATACAGGATCATCGCCACCTGCTTTATCGTCTTCTAAAGTTATAGTCGCATCTGCTGAGGTTTGTATATACATAGTTACAACGTGCCATCTTTTTCCAGCGGCAGGACTCCATACTATTCCATCTGTGGCTGCACCAGCACTCGTATAATATTTCCTTACATAATTAGTATGTGCTGTAACGTCAATATCAGGTGGCAAAAGTTTTCCAATAGCGTTAGTTCCTGCAGGTAGAGCTCCTACTATATCTACTTGCATTTCTGAACCACTTACGGCACCTGCGATAGTATCTATTTTAGTTGAGATATTTGAAGTATCTGTATCAATAGTTCCAAGTGTGGTGTTAGTTGTGCCAATTAATGTTTCTATTCCGTCAACATGACCGATGATTGTGTCTTGTTTTGCACTGGTCGCAAATCCTGTAATTTGAGCAGGAGGAGTTAGTGTTGTTATTTGATCAGCAGGAAGAACCACAGGCATTGATGCTGAAGCTAAAGCCTGACCCTGTGGTGGTATCTTTGAAGTGTCTGCGTCAATTGTAGTAAGTAATGCCTCTACCCCATCTACTGCACCTATTAATGTTGTAAGGTCTGTATCTATATTGTCTAATACTGTATTGTCGGTTGCTGATAAATTAGCCGTAACCGTACCTGATATTGTTTGTGTATCAGCTGGTTCTGTTTTGGCACTTAATTCGGTATTTAAAGTATCTAATTTATCCTCAACACTTTTAATTCTACCCAATAATGTATTCGCAGTTGGTGTTGCCTGTACTTCACCTACCCTACCTGTAAAGGTTGTTTCCTCTAGTTTTCCTGCGTCTATGTTTGAAAGATGCGTTATAACGGTATCTTGTTTGTCAGATGTAGATGCACCTGTTGGGAGTGGTAAACTTGTAACACTAATAGGTTGTGTATCACTTGGTGTTGTTAATGAGTCGATTTTCGTATCTATACTTGATAAACTTGCATTTCCTGTGTCCTGCTTTGCCGATGTTGCAAGTCCTGTGGTATCAATTGAGGCATTAACATCTAACTTACCGCCTGTTACTGTTACAGCTTCACCGCCAGCGTCTACAATTTGTGTCTTTTGAGAACCATTAGTTTGATTATCGGAAGTTGCACCGCCTACTGGTGCGGGAACTGTTATATTTCCTATTGCTGTAATAATATCGTCTTGTTTATCTTCTGTAGCCAAACCTGTTGTATCGACTGTAGCAACGACACTAGCGTCAACCTTTAATTTACCGTCTACAGTTACATCTGCAATATTGCCACTGGAGCCTATTATTTTCCCATTACTTCCACCGCTACCTACTGCGATTGAGGATAATGCGTTATAAAATTCCTTTTTCTGTTTATCCGTCAGTACTACAGGAATAGCATCTTTAGGTTCTGTCGGCCAACCGTTTTTAGATACAGCATTTAACAATCTTTCTATATTGTCAATACCCGAAACATTTATAGGAGTATTAGGATTATTCTTTATTTTATCGATTAGTGAATCTAATTTATTTAATACTTCTTTAATATCCTTATGTGACGTAATTTCTAAATGTTTTTTAATATCGTTTGAGATAGTAGCTAATCTATCAATAACACCTAATCTGGTATTTATTTCTTTCAACGAAGCTACAGTTTCCTTTTTTAATGTCTGATCCTGTTTTATTTTTTCCACTCGTTCTTTTAATATCATATATTTTCAAGTTCAGTTAATAACTGATCGAGTTCCTTTTCTTTTTGAATTAATCTTTGTTCCTTTTCATTTAATTGTGCCTCTTTACTAACAACAGATTCATACAATCTCTTGGTCTTCTCCACACTGACGTGTATCTCATTATCCAATTCTTGAACCTTTTTAATCTCATCACCTAAACTTAATGCGTTTTTCTCATTTCTTATAATCAATTCATAATCGCAGTTACAATTAGGGTGTGCGTTTCCTGCCTGTAAATGATCAAACTCTACTTGTAATATTTTATCATTTACATTAATAACATCGCCAATATTTCTAAAGTTATTAGAAAATAATATTGGTCCCTCTGCCTGTAAAGCCAAACAAAATTCACACGGGTTTGCTGACCGTGTGCGCCATTGTTTATAGACTCTACCCTCTAATCCATTTTCATCGACAAACTGCTTATCAGCTTCATATTGTGCAATAGTAAAGGCTCTGTTAGTTTCAGTACGAGCAATAGTTGCAGCCCTAGTTTCAGAAATTTGAGTACCGTATTTTTTAGTGATCATATCCTCTATCTCCGACAAACCCTTACCTTGTAGTGCAGCTTCTTTAGCTACTTTATATACATCATCAACCACAGTATTTATATGACTATCAGATACCTTTTTAGACATTTCTTGAATTTTCTTTTTTACTTCCGAATTAAAGATAAATTGTGCTGGAAGTGCAAACTCTAATGCTCTACTTCTTGATATTTCTTGACCTTTGAGATTTACTATAATTCCGTAGAAAGCACCTAATAAAAGTAACAGTTCGTTTATAAAGTCTTTCTTTTCCTGTTTATCTATCAACTCCGACTCTCTCAAAGCATTTTTAAAATTACTTTTAAGATTAATTAACATCGTACCGACTAATTTACCCTCTAGATTTTGTATTTGATTCTTTAATGATGCTTCCTGTTGACGTAATATATCGTTTGGTCTATTAACAGTAACAATTCTATTTTCTGATTCGTCATCTTCCTTTTTAGTCTTATCTGGCTCGATAATAGGTTCTTCAACTGGTTTCAAATTCAAGTCCTCTAGTTCTATTTCACCTTTAACATATTTTGAAGCGGTTTCGTTATCAACCCCACGCTGTATAAGTTTAGAATAAATTTCTAATTGTTTAGTTTTTACTTCCGTATTTTTCAAATCGGCATCATGATCAGTAGCTAGTGGGTTAAGAACCACAATAGACGCACCTGTTTTAGCATATTCTTCTGGATATTTATTTTCATAATCCTGATTAAGAGAATCAATTATTAACTGAATTCTAGGAAGTATATGGTTTTCTATCATTAAATCTCTTTGTGTCTTTGAGGTCTCTCTAGTAACACCCGATTGCTCTATTGCCATTATGGTCTTTGATACACCGCTGACCGCAAATAATGAATCCCTATTCATTTCGTTGACATCTTTTAATGCGGATTTGGACAGTTCAGTTTGCATCGACTCCCAATTAACTGCGCCACTACCATTGCCAAAAATAGGCTCGCCTTTTCCGTGCGATCTTAGTCTTTCAATAAATCTTTTAAATTCTTCTTCCTCTAAAACTACATCTGTAGATAGAATACCGGGAGAGTTTATATTTCCTTTTAGTGCATGACGTGTAAAATCATTAGCCGTTTTTAATGTAAATTGGCTTTCCTTTGCAGCATCAGTCATTGAAAACGGGTTATCTTCGTCAAATGGGTTAAGTTCTCTCATTTCTATAATCATTTCCGGTGGTATTTCACGAACCATACCTTTACGAGTTTCGACATAACCTTTAACAATAGTAGGGTTATTTGGATCCATAATTCTCACAACATTATACGGACTTAGCATCTTAAATTCCTTTATAGCACCTACCCTAAAAGAGCCATTATCGTTATTTTCGTAATTTCTAACCGCCATCAGATAGTAAATGCCTTCCAAATCCAAATATGTGGAAATATCAGACCAAAATTTATAATCTGGAAATGACATTGAATTTGAGATGGCTTCCAAATACGGGTGTTTATAGTCCGATTCTGCATTATTCATCTTGCTATCTGTGACCACGTTCTCAAGCGCAATTCTAGCAACTAAATTTGATCTGACTCTAATTGCACCGTATGAGTAACCAGTATACAAATCCCTATCGGACATCACAACATCAGTCCAATCAGGCGGCATTGTTTTATTACCATATTTCAGAAACAGGTTAGGAAGTGACATTGAATTCTTTGTCGATATTAATTTAGATAATGTGTTACGGAGAACGTCAAATCTGCTCGGCTTTTTCATATATTAATGATACCAACTATTTAAACTTTAATAAACATCATCACCAAAACCCATTGTAGGCTTCTTTTTTTCACTTATTTTGTAAGCCATTTCCAGAGCATCGATACCGTCAAGAAATTCAGTTTTGGGATATTCTGCCAAATCTTCCCATAATTGATTACCACCTTTAAACAAAATTTGTCCTGTATTAATAGGAGGTTCTAAACTCTCGATTCGTTCAATTTTATTTCTCGCCTGATTTAAACCCTCAAAAGGAATATTAATACCCAATTTAAGACTCAAATCCTTGGTTTGTTTAAGAAAATATTTCTGAAATTGGATTGATTCAAATGCAAACCTTTTAAATGTGTAGTTAAGATTGAATATTCTTCTTACAGCTTCATCTGGTCCCATATGTTCCACTATACTATCAACTTCGTACCTTAATCCTGTCTCAATATCCAAACCCAAAACAACTATTCCTATTTTACTGCCTTTATCCACATTTTTAGGATCGTTTAAATCTCCCAATGACGGATCAATAGAGCCATAATAAACCAAGTTTCTGGGTAAAACCTCATATTTTATTGGCTTGAAATAGGTAAATTCATTAGCCAACGGAAACATAACCAAAAAGTAGCGCTTCCAGTCTTTGCTTGTTGTTTGGGTTTTCTTCTCATCTAAATATTCTTGTGTGTATCTACCCTCTGCAATAGCCTGTTCAAGACTGATTCTTACCTTATGATATAACGGATTATTAAATGCCTTCTCAAAAACACCACCCTCAATACAGTTTCCCGATTGTACTAATTTACCCCAGCCCCGATCTTCTTCAGGCATACGAACAATTTTAGAAAACTGTTCATCACTTTTAATAAGTCCTGCTTCTTCCAAGACAACAATATCACCACCCTCGCCAACTACACCTTCGCCCTCTCTTTTAATACTACGCATTTCAATAGATGTAACATAAACCCAGCCCCCATCACGCCAACGCAATGCCTTTTTACTCACTGTGACCTTTAATTTATCTACATCGTGGATATCTTGAATATTAATAAGTCCTGCATAAAGTCTTGGGTGATCAGATAAATGTTGGACTATATATTCCATTATCTTTTCTGCTTTATCTTCCGAACCTCCAACAATAGGTACTTTCAAATGATAGAAAACACAGACAAAGATAATAGCTATAGCCAACACTTCTGTTTTTCCATATCTCGTAGGTGCTGAAAGCCATAACCAGCGATAATTAGGATCAGTAAAATATATAAATATCAAAGCCTGACCATCTGTTAATTCAAACGGCTCTCCTTTGCTATTTTTGAAGTATGTCCTGACCAACTGCTTTGTCAGTATTATCAGTTCCTTCATTTTCATGGTATTGTGCATACATTAATTGAAGAAGTTTCGCCACTTCATCTGAACCCGTATCGACCTTACCGTCTACCTCCATTTTAATACGAGGCAAACCCTCCGTGCGATTGAAAAGCTCCTTTATTGCGTTAATGTTTCCAGCTACGCACTCTAACCACAGACGTTTGCTAACCAACTCTTTGAATGTTTTACCACCTACTTCTTCTCCAGGTGCTAACTCATCTCCGACTTTTTCCAACAGTTCAGCCCATGACCAATTCTTAGGAGGCCTGCCGTTTCTATTAATATTCTGCGGGTTAAGCTGAAAGCCTGTAGGTTTTTTCTCCGGCTGTTGTTCTATGTTGTTATCCTGTTGTTTTACAACACCGGTGTCGCCTGTATCCATTCCGCCTCCTTACCGACAAATTTAGCGTACCTACGCCTTATTACATCGCAAAATTTAGGATCTAACTCAATTGTATAACAAGTACGATCCAATTGCTCGCAACACAATAAAGATGACCCAGAGCCTCCAAACATATCTAGTACAATGTCCTCTCTCTCTGAGTGTCTTAATATTGGGCGTTTGGCTAAAGCTACTGGTTTTTGTGTTGGGTGTTCGTAATCATTGCCATTGTCTCTCTCTTGATATATGACATCTAATAAATTGCTAAAGCTTTCTTTGTCCAGCTTATCCACATTGCTAAAGTCCTCGTTATACAGGTGATTGTAGTAATGCTTATTACCGCCCTTCCATCCGAAGTAACAAGGCTCCGTGATATATAAATAATCTAAGCCTCTCGAAAATGTAGGCCTGTCTTTTAACCAGTAGATAGTCTGTGTAACCTTAAACTTCGCCATCTGTATAGCCTCCTTAAATAACTCTTGCGTCTTTGTAGCATGCCAACAGTAGAAGCAAGCGTCATCCATAGAGAACTCAAAAGCATTCTTAAATACATCGGATAAAAACGCTATAAACCCTTCGTCACTCTTTGAATCGTCAAATGACTTAAACTGACTTTTCCTCTTCCTACCCTCGACTTGTGTAACGGTATAGTCGTAGCCAACATTGTATGGCGGATCCGTATATATTAACCTAGCCTTTTTGTCGCCGAATAATTTTTGATATGTTTCAATCTTTGTAGAATCGCCACAAATTAATCTATGTCTGCCTAGCTGATAAACCTCGCCCTCTTTACTCTTTACATCCCCATCGCCCAAATATTCACTCTCGCCTTCTTTAACCTTTTTGAATATCTTGTCTAGCTCCTCACTAATAAAACCAAACGACTTTAACGCTTCCTTTTCAAACTCTTTTAACTTCTCGTAATCCCAATGACCGAGATTTTTATTAAGCCTGATGTTTAACTCTTTCTCTTTTTCAAACGTCAGATTTATATATACAACTGGTACAGTCGATCTACCCATTTCCTTTAATACATAGTACCTTTGGTGACCGCCTATGATTACATTTTCTCTATCGGGATTACTATTGACGACTATGGGTTCTACGAGATCGAATGTTGTTAACGACTCCTGCAAGTCCTTAGCCTCTTTTTTTGTCATAGCACGAGGATTGTACTCAGCTGGTTTTAATATGTTTATATCAACTTCTACTATTTGCATTTATTTAAACCATTCATAGTATGCTAATTTCTTACTTTCAAAAATAACTAATATCGGTAGCCCAACCATTGTACGCCACCAGTTCATAAGTATTCTGCCAATTCTACCATTTCCATCAACAAACGGATGTATCTTTTCAAATTTAACATGTAAGTGTTTTGCCATAGCTTCATTGTTTTCGACACTTCTAGGAAATTTCATAAGATTATTAGACTGAAAAAGCCAATTAGTCATGCGGTTAGGTACTGACTGCCACTCTGGTAATACCACATCACCGACTTTAACATTTCCCTTACGCAAAAATCCAGCCTGACCATACCAGAGTTTATTTTGCATCAATATCTTATGGGTTTCAAGTAGAACATTTAAATCCAGTTCGTAATTAGAGTTGAGAAAAGCCCAAGCATCTAATGCTTCCTTATAACTTTCCTCATCGAAAACACCCTCTATTGCGTTTGACTCTTTTAAAAATAATTCTAAATTATCCATTTAATCTAAAATCCTTACTTCCACAATTAGGGCACCTTGCACCTCTACCTAAAGCCTGAGAAACGGCAGATACCCCGTTATCTCTAAATTTCCAGTTAAATACGAATCCGCACATAGAGCAAATAAAGTTTTTTATTACCCAATTCTTGCTAGTGCAGGTCACTTGCCTCCATTTTCCAACTATCATTTATCTTATTAAATTTTATACAAACAATACTGGAATTATCAAATGTAATATCCTCTTTGGGTGTTTTATGAATACATCTAATATTAGTATCCACATAATTTGTTAGTCCTTTTCTTCTTAATCCCAGCCCGAAACTAAAATCAGGACCTAATATCTTTTCAAAAGGCATAAACTCTCCATTAATATAGTTATTCAACGAAACCATACAACAATAAAGTCCAGCGCAATCCACCTCTACCAACCCATCATCAAGTCCTATACTTTCTATATTTTCAGGTTCAAAACAATTATCAACACGCCAAGCACCTATATGTGTATAGCCCCATCTACCAAGTTCTATGCCCGATATAAAACCTATATCATTTCTATTAATAATATTATTCAACATATCCTGCAAAGCCCAAGGTGGAATTATCGTATCATCTTCAAGAAGAAGAACGTATTTATTAGCATTAGTCAGATATTCAGATATTTCTCTATGGATTTTTGAAATACGATCACGCCTACCTCTAACATTAGAAACGCTAGGAATACCCTTTTTTCTATATACGCAAACTTTATTGCCGTATTTACTATTTCGTACAAATTCTCTAACTTTTTGGAATAAGTTTAAATCTCCATCAACGTAAACAAAAAGTGCGGTCAAATCAGCATCACAAACTAAAGCGTTAATGCTATTAAATACTTCCCTCAAAAATCTATCTCTTGATACTATTAAAATTATAGTAACCACAAATCCTCATACTTTGAACGTAATACACTATTCGCAAAATTATTATATCCTATTTCAAATGCTTCTGTCTTTAACTTACCAATATCAGAGTTAATAAACCAGTCGATCTTCTCAGCTATTCCCTTTGTATCTGATTTATAAACATCTATCATAACTCTAGTAAAAAATTCTTTATATTTAACAGCCGAATACAACCACTCTTTAGGGAGTAGTTGATTATTTGGTGAAACGTCACTCATCAAAACCGGAAGTCCGCTAATCAATGCCTCGTTAGTAGTAAGAGAAAGACCACCGTACCGTCTGGGTAAAATAAGAGCATCAAAATCTTTATATAACTCTGGAACACTTTTAACATTTCCTATCTCATAGATAACTCTACGATCATCTATAAGATACTCATTAGGCAATTCATGTTGTGACCGAATAACCAATTCAAAATCACTTTTCGTATATTTCAACGATTCCAATAAATCTAAAGTACCGTTTCTATCGTGTACAGCCAACGTGCCAACTATATGTAGAAATCTGACATTATCTTGATCTCTAGTTAAATTTATTTCCCTAGCCTCCGAAAATTCAACAGGGTCTATGGGTGGTGGTAGATAAGTAACAGAATCATCGCCAAATTTATTTTTCATTTCCTGTACTTTCCAATAAGACGGCATAACAAAATAGTCTGGTTTAGGTAAATCAGGTCTGTTCAAGTTATCACAAAATTCATAGTTGGTCTGGCAGTAGGTTTTTATCCCACGTTGTTTTGCATACGAGAACATATAAAAATTAAGCGGAGTTTCACACACCAAAAGATGAGTAATGCCGCTATTAAGAAAGACGTTAACTTCCCTGTTATTAGGAATCCCACTAACTATAAATCCGGTAAAATCGCTATACCAAGAGTTATTAAATTGTTTGTTTTTTGAAAATGGGCGAGAGTCTATCAAAAATATTCTATAAGGTTTTAGCAACTCGACCAGTCTTTTAGTTTGGTTTCCCAGTCCACCATCATTGGCGAATACAACCATACCTAGTTTAACATTACTCATTTAGTTTATACTCCACCATTAATTCTTCTATACTTTTTTTAGGGAAGTATTTCAAATCTCTGCTAGGGTCATTAAATGGGTATTTATATAGCAAGTCCCTGTTTCTCTGTGTATCGTATCTAGGCTCGTAGCCCCATTTTTCCTTGAAGTAATCCAGACAAGCCAACATATTCACTCTAACCCCACTTTTTAACCCTTGGGCAGTTCCAATAATACCAGCATTTATATCTACTCTAGGTAATCTGGCAGTGGCACTCATTGGATTATGAATACCTGCCAATTCCATACGTCTTATATAGTCCGAATCCTCATAGTATGCGGGATAAAAGCACTCATCAAACAGCCCTATTCTTTCTAATGTCTTTCTGCCTATACATATAAGGTGCCAAGCGTGTTGGGTTTCCATACCATACTTGTTTTTATTTAGTTCCAGATATTTGATTAAATCTAGAGCGCCCTCGTTAAATCTCATGGATGACGACATAAGCACAAGATAGTCCAGTCTTTCCTTGAGAACTTTTTTTGCTCCTATATTCCAAGCTCTACCAACACCGATATTAATTTCTGTATTATCTACAACTAAGACATTTTCTCTAACAGTCACGTCCAAAGTTTCTAAACATCCGTTCAATACCTCTTTATTAACCGCAGGTATTAATATTAAATATCTCATTAAACCCCCATAAATTTTATAAAATCTTGCTTCAGATTGCTTTTATAAACTGCCCAGAAATACTGTGTTCTATCTTGCCAATCGTTATAATTAGTCAACACATCATCAATTATTTCTGGCAAATCTTTCCAATTATTAACTACAGGGAACGGGTTAGTCCCAAACACTTTTTCCCAATATGTGATAGTGCTGTTTTTATAAGAGTCTGTACCATCGCTAATATCTACTATAGGCACAGTTCCACACTCTAATGCTTCGTAAACTCTGAAGGTATCGGGGGTAATAGCGCCGCCCGGGCAAACTGCTATTTTTGATTTACTCATATAGTCTATATATGTATCATAATCGAAACCTTGATTAAATCCTTTAGTTTCCAGCAGTATTCCGTTTTTGCTATTCCCTAATCTACCTACTTTCATGCTTTGTAGAAATTGCACACAATCTTTTCTTCTATTGTGTGTAACTTGCCCTGCAAAAAACCAGTCTATACTTTTTACGTCTTTAACTATGTTCTCTATGACCGTTGGGTAACCAAACGGTAAAAACTTACTAGCGTTATCATCGTAGCCCGGTGTTTGTAACCACACCTCACAATTTTTGTGGTCTATTAAGTCTGCTCTAAATTTATGGTCTTCATTTCCGGTAACAATGATTAGACATTTATCCAAATGTTCAATATCTTTATTTATCTCATCTATGCAACTAGCATTTTCCGAACCCCTGACCATTAAAACACAATTATTCAGATGCTTAATGTCATCTACAATTTCCACGAATCTGGAAAATAAGTCCATAATCATAGTAGCATCACCATAAATACCTTTAGGTACTAGCGGATTATATGTTTTATAACAGAACGGAATCATAAATAAAGAACTCCAATACCGCCCCATAGTCCCCAATCAGACTTGTATTCTGTGTCTATAAATTCCTTATAACCCTTACCCTTTTCTTTTATTTCGTTCCAGAGTATATGCACTCCCACATCAACATGCACGGTGTGCTTAACAATATCATGGAATACAACAACCCCACCTTTTTTGACCAATTTAGAATACATTTCCCAATCTTTTTTCACACCCTCATAAGCATGGTCACCGTCTATAAATATCATGTCGTACTTTGCCTGTTCTTTTACCGCCTTAAATATTTCCTGTTTATGGGAGTCGCCTTGTATTAACGTCAAGGTTTGATTACTAGATAAATATTTAACAATATCGGCTACAGGCGTATCACCATAGTCAACGCCCACTATATTTGCTTTTTCATCCGCTATACATGACCAAGCCCGAATAGTACCGCCGTTATAAAATCCTATTTCCAGAATATTTTTCAATTTTAGCGGTTCTAGTACCTCTAATAATTGAGCCAATTCCTTGGCTTTTTGCTGCGCCCTATAAGGGGCATCTATGCAATTTTGTGCAATACTAAGATAATTTTTATTTTCCATTAAAAACTCTTTCTAAAATTTCTACTGCTCTGTTCGTGTAAGTTTCGTTCTTCTTGACATGTTCAAACCCCGTGTTACGCATAACTTCTCTAGTATGTTCATTATTCAAATAATAATCTATTTCATTTTTCAGACTATCGAAATTACCATTTTCATAATGACCAACACCAATATCATCAACCCCGTCGGTTTTAGGGTGCAACAAGAACCCACCACGACCTCGAACCTCGTAGTATCTATCAGATACATAGTTAGGTCTGCCACCGAAACAGCTATCTCCTATAACAACTTTAGCCGTAGAATACAGAACATTTAATTCGTGACCTCTTAAAACCCTAATTCCATCGTTGCCAAAATGCCCGAATTTATTACCATAGGTTTTATGTAACCAATCTATTAGTTGAGGTCTCCACGCATACTCTGGGTGATAGCCTTTAGAACCTGTAAATACAATATCAAATGGAAATTTAATACGGTCTGGTTGGGCTATATAACAATCTCTTTCGACCACTGCTGGTTTTAAATAATACCAATTGAGATTATATTTTTCATATAATTCAACTGCCTCTGGCGAGGCGTCTGCCATGAATATATGTTCTGTAAACCATGTTGCCTCTTTGCCAACATCTTTCACACGATCTAACCATGCCCACCTATCAAGATGTGCTGATATTGTAGGTATTCCACACTGTTTATACTTATCAAATACTTCTATTAAATGGGGTATTTCCCAACCGTGAGTATGGGAGTATACAAGCATATCCACTTTATCTATATAGCTCATCAGTTCTTCGTAGTTAGTCTTGTTTTCCTGTACAGCAATTACTGTATGTCCCAGCTTATTAAACGACCAAAGCCTGTCATTTTCTGTGCTAAATTGTGGTACAAAATTGCCTATAAATAATATATTCTTACTATTCATTTTCAGCACCTCTTAATCTTGCAAAAACTAATTCTTTTATATCTGGGTTATTGTCCATAAACATGTGAGCTAATACACAAGCAAACAATACTTGTACATAATTGTACAGCAATTCTGGACATTTTCTGTACCAGATTCTACTGTGTCTGTGTGCGTTAGTTCCAGAACGTAAACAATTCCACCTTAACAACCCCATTTCAGATAAAATAGGACAAACCTCACAATAGTTAATATCGTGGTCTATCCACATCTTAGCAATTTCCCGATTAGCATGAGAATTAACTTTGCCTATCTTACCTACTTTTTTTAAAGGGGTTCTTATCATTAAAGTCTATATCGTTTCAAAATATAATTTATCTGACCTTTGTTCATTTTTGACAATTCTGTGAATAATATCCTCATTAATTCTTTAGTTTGGGCATTGTTCATTGATTCATTTTTGCCCTCTAGTTTTGTAATTTTTATTGCAAGGTCATTGAGGTTAACTATCTCTGTTTTATCTCTTTTTAACCATAGTGTTAATGAAATACCGATAACGTAACTTATAAGGCATAAGACATTTACTAATAATAGTGACATAAGACCTTTCAATAAATAATTATACTGTACTTCTCTTTGAATATGACTGTCTTCCAAAAGAGTAATTTATGCTACATCTAAAACAACAATATTTTCTTCCTTGCCTTATTTGCTTTTCTGTTAGGGGTTTCTTACATTCTTGATTAGCACAAAACTTAGGTTCTATTGGGTTAAGTTTTCTACCTCTGGGCATATGCAATGATTATACACCTGTGTCAATAGCATTAGAAGTGTTATTTTCTTGTTTACCATCATGTATATCTATATATGTACCATCTTCATAAACATTTCTAACCCTGCCGTAACTATTTATTAGTTGTATGCCTTTTATGACTATTCTTATACTTTTTGTTTCTATAACTTTCTCTATTTTTCCTAATTCAAACCATTGTTCGTGACAAAAATAAGACTGCTCTGGCATTTGTAAATATGCCGGTGTTTGTTCGAACATTAAATACCTTCCTGTAATTTGTTATTTGGTCCTTTAATAAATCTATAAATCATGTAGGGTACAGCACCAATCAAAGACGCAACTGTTCCCCAAATAAGTGTAGGAATTATAGCTCTAAGTGGTGCAAGTATCTCTATAAATACTAGGGTTGCAATAGCCGAACCTACCATCCCGCTATCACCTAAAGAGATAATCTCCCCTATGAGGAGTATCCCCTGCCATAACATCATTAATACGAACGTGAAACCATATATGGCGCCTAAATAATCTTTCATATTAGTTCTTTCAATTTAATACATAAGCAGTTATAGGTCATAGACTAGGCTTTCTGGTGTAGGCACAGAAACTAACGTATCTATAGCTTTAAGTATGTTATCTAAGAATTGTGCTGAGTATTCGTTCCCCTTTTTAGCCATACCTATTTCTGCTTCAAACTCTAAGCCTGTCTTATATAACTCCTGTAGTTTGTCCTTACTCACATAGTTATCGTTTATGAAGGATCCTAGTTCGTGTACTATATGTTGCTTTGCGTTCTCATCGTAATGTTTATAGTCAACCCTTTTAGCACCGCTTATATATGAGCCTGTCATTTCGTGTTTTTCTAATATCTCTCTTAGTTGTTTATCCATATACTCCTTAAAAACTAATTACTTGGATGTACATATTTGAAACCTGTAGTACATTGGTCGCAATATCCGTAATCGTAGGTTATTGTTACTTCCTTATGGCATTTGTTACATTTCATACTATTTAACCCTTTCGTTATCCTTAATAGACTGGATATATTCTTCAGCTTCTTTGTCTGTAAATAACTTCCCACATATTTTGCAGAAATAACCATCTTCTATATCATCGTTTTTAGCCGAAATAAGTTTGTGTGTACATTCCGAGACTTTAAGGTATTCTTCAATTTTTCTAACGACATCGCCGCCAAAGTTTCTTTTGTAAACTTGGGGAGTAGGGTACTGATCTAAAACCCATTTTTTTAGTTCCTTTACCCCTTCGGCTCGTTCATGGGATATGAGGGTGTCTAAATCTTCTCGTTTTATATAATCCTCAAATGTCTTCTCCATATCAATGTAGTCACAATGGTTACATCTATGAACGCTATATCCATGAAAGCATTGCCACACCATAAAGTGTATACATTCTTCCTTTTTTCCTGCTAACTGCTCACTCATTTGATTATTGTTAATTGGTGTCATAGAGAGTCCTTTGAATTAACTAAACTGATGTCACTTTCTACTTCGTTTCCCCATACATCCCAACCGTCTGTCTTTTGTCGGGCAAATAGTTCTATACGTGGTAAATCTCCTAAAAGTTCAACTATCTTATCCCTAACTATTGAAGGCTTTTCGCTGTGTTTTAGTCTTGGATATTTAATGACCTGAGAAACACTTGCACTTAGCCTCTTAGGATGCCCCTTTGTAGCCAATAAGCAAAACTCACTATTACTTCTTGTCCAATATCCCATACCAAAGAAAAAAGACTTATCTTTGTTTTCCTTAAACCAATTAAAAGCACAAGTTTTGTAAGTAAACCCCCACCTTTTTATTACTTCTAAACAGTCGGGTAGTTTAGGAAAAGTACCCCATATAAATAAAGAGCAGTCCTTATCTGATATTTCTTGTATTGGCAACTTACAAATATCCTCTGTACTCATAGTGCTGTATTGCTCACCCACCCAATTTGTAGCCTTACTGTCATTATAGTTCTTAAAAGCCCACGGGGGGTCGGCATAAATTATCTGATACTTCATATTATTTACTCCTCTTGTCTAACTTGTTAATTGGTGTCATAGAGAGGGTTCCTTTAACTTACTAAGTTTATCCTCTAGTTTTTTTATCTCCCTTTGTTTGAGTTCTTCCTTATTTCTTTCGCTGTACTTCTTTAGTATGCCGTTAAAGTTAATAAAAATATCTTTAGCATTTTCCAGTTTCCAATATAGGCTGTTGTTGTGACTGTCAGAAAAATCGGGGTTATATGATTTTAGTTCCTTAAAGAAATCCTGAAACAGTGTTTTTTGTCCGTCATAGTCTTCACCAAATATATAAGCTCCCGTACAAAAACTTAAACCTAAAAGCCACTCGTTAAAAGGTTGTTTATCATCGTCACTCCAACTAATAAATCTCCCTGCACCATTTCTATGTTGTTCCGCTGCGTTCGCATAGTAACTAAATGACATGTAATCACCTATCCTGAAGTGACTGTAAGAAAATGGTTTATACTCATGGCTTAAATCCAACCCGTATTTCTCAAACCACTCAACAAGCATTAGGTGATTTTTAGCATTAGCTACCATGTCGTTTATATCGTCAAAGTCATTACCACACTCTTTCTTTAAGTGTTCGTACTTACTGCAAACTTCTAATATATCTTCGTATGCTTTTTTTATTTCTTTTATTTTTTCCATATTATTTACTCATCTTGTCTGAAATAGTTTCTGAATTACTGTGGCACTCGCAACTGCATTGGTTTATGTCTTTTTTAGGCATAAAAGTTATGTAACCATCACAATCCTTATGTCTACCCTCTGAACAAGGCAATGATGGATGATATAAAGGTTCTCCATTGGACATGATTGGAACATTTATCCTTATTTTTCTATAACCACCTGATTTTCTACCCTGATTGTTAAATGTACCTTTACTCATCCCTTATTCCCCCTATTATCTGAACTTTCTAGGGTAGAGAGATACTGTTTGCCAGCATAATCAATTTTATTTTCAAATATAACCCTCGTACCCTCTTTTGGGGATTTTAAGGTGAGAGTAATATCACCAGTAGTTAATTTGAAGTTACCCTTTAGTAATCCAGTCCAATTACTTTTTAGTTCTTCAATGAACCCCTCCACAGCCTGTTTCTTTGATTCTCTGATGTGAGGTTGTACTAAAGCCCAAACATTATAGGTAATATGATTTATCATATCTCTGTTAATATCGTCTAAACCTAAAGTCTGTTCCACGATGCTACCAACTTCTTGATTTATATTATTCTTCAACTCTATATCAGGTTCTACTTTAGTCATTTGTCCCTTTCTGCTATAAACTGCTCAATAAACTGCACTACCGTCTTTTTTGTCCAACGGTTAAACGGTATGTGGTAATTCTTAATAAGTTCCAGCACACCCTGTTCCGCTTCCTCCCTTATTTTGTCATCGTGTTCTTTAGTAGCGAGTAGGGGGGTAAAGAATTCGCATATTTTTTCCTCATTCAAAGTTCCCCGATCTCCAAATCTTTCCTTAAACCTTTTTTTTATATCCGCTAACTTAGGTGTTTGGGTAACTGGTTTATCTACCAATGAAGTGAGTTCGTCTAAATAAGCCTCGATCCTTAATTCCCTGTCCGCTATGTCTTTAGAGCCTATTTCGTTGTCAACAAGGACCCCCATCTTTTCATCATGTACGATCTTACAGAGTATGGTTTTCATTTTTTCCCTTAGTTCGTTCATATAGAGGACTCCTTTAATTAGAACCCATAAATAACGAAATACTTATTACGCCGATCAAAAATCCCATTATAAATATTAAAACTAAAGCACTATAGATTTTATCCATAATATTACCTTTACTAACAACCCTATAATAAGAATTGCACCTATCAACAAACAATAACCCCCGAAAAGATACACACGCAAATAATCTTTTTTATTTTTGTCTTCATCGTCACCATATATAAAATTATCGTTTTGCATTACTAAGCCCTCTCAAAAATCCCCAAAATGTGGGCTCATTTTTAAATGAATAACTCGTATAATTAACTTTTCCTTTTAGTTTAGTTTTCTTCATTAATAGCCTTTTCTGTTTGATCCAAATTAAACACTATAAAATATTTTATTAAATTTGTTATTACATTTTTACTGCCGTTCTTTGCGACTTCTTCTTCTGTAACTGCTATCAATTTCACACCTTTTGAACCTTTTTTAATTTTTAATCCCGAATTTCTAGCCTGTACAAATGTCAACCAAAATTCACTAGAAAAACCCTCTTTCTGTTTGATAACTTTTAATGCTTCCTGATTCCCGCCTTTATACTCTATTTTTGTTATATAGTTTTTCTTCATATTCACTCCTTATATTCAAATCTCACAGTATTATTTTTGTTATCAAATACTGGGATTTTTTCCCTATACACAAATGTTCCCTTTTCATCTTCAATATCTTGTCTTTTAGCCTTAACTTGAGGTGAAGCATCTAATGCCGGGAATTTCTCTTGTATTTTTTGTCTGGTACGCCTTATAGACTCCGGTGATGTAGCTTTCAAGAATCCCACAAGAGTGATGGTATCATTTAGAATTACTCCCTCTATACGCCAAACAGCCCACATCAATTTTTTATCATTATCCCTTAACTCCTTATTGGCTGTAAGCAGGTCTTTTACTACATCGTATAATTTATTCATAGATACACCTTATACTTTCGCCCTTATAAAAGCATTGGCACTTTTTTAAATATTCTTCATTACCACTAATTTTTGCAGAATTACAGAGCATAATATCCGACCTATCAAAATGTTCGTCTAATTCTCTAAAAATAACCAGACTAATTACATACATGATTAAAACGAAGATTAAAACACTTAGATACTTCATTTAGTTATTTCCCTCACAAAACAATCGGTTCTAGAAGCAACCCAAGGATCAATAGAGCCAACACCATCGCCATCACGATCAAAAATCCAGTAAGAAACCTCTATATTTTTATCAACATCAAACATATCGCCTAATGTATACCCAAATTTCTCTAAAACACTGTCTTCCCATGTAGGCCAATTTATTTGGAATATACCTATATCTTTTGTTGTCCAATTTACAGCATTGGGATTTAAACCACTTTCACAATATGCAACAGCCCTCATTTCTGGATAATTATTTTCACCGAATTTATCAAATATTTTCTGGTCTATATCTGTAAGTTTTGGTGTTTCTACTGCTACTGGTTCATCAAATGCCAGAACAGGTCTTAATATTTTCATAGGTGGCAAATCCCTAATTAATGGTCTGGTCATTACACTAAATACAGTATCGTTGTATTGTCTAGCAGTATCACCCACCATTATTACGATAGGTTTTTGTAATTCTCTGGTGCGCCAGTACAATACAACCTTTATTACTTCTAATTCTAAGGCGTAAACCACAGCCATAACCCCCACCAGTAACCAAATACCCTTTAAAATAGCTACTTTTGGAGACTGGAATTTACCTTTACTATCACGTTTAAACCTATCTATGAGCATTTGTTTTATGTTTATCATTATTATATATTAACATATCTTGTCAATATGTCAATAGTTATTTTATACCGAATTCTCGTTTTAATTTTTCGAGTTGTCTGTTAAGAGTATCTAGCACTTTATCTGTAGGTCTATATCTACTTGCAGAAACATGACTACCGTGCTGTGAGATATAAGCATATACACCAAAATGTTTTTTAATCTTTCTCTTATTTATTCTTTTGTTCTTTTCTTTTTCGTATGGCATCTAATCCTACTAAATGAGTACCAGTCGATTTCAAATATCTATAAATAGATGTAACAGTCTTATTATTTTGCTTTGCAATATCCTTAACTACTTGATGACTTTCCTGCCCCTGCGATGTTCTTAACTTATATTCACTAGAAACGTATTCTGCAAATTCTTTAAATTCTCTATATTTAGGAATCCACATATTATTTACTTTCAGAATCTAAATCAAATTCCAAAGTACCAAAATCAATATTATCTATATTATCCCCAACTGGTGTATTATCTCTACTCTCGCTTTGATTTGATTTATTAAATTGAATAATCTCATCTGCTACAATTTCCGTTATAAATACTTTTTTACCCTCATGATCTTCATAAGAACGGCTATCTATTCTACCCTCTACATAGATTTTCTGACCTTTAGTAAATGTTTTCTCGGCCCACTCCGCAGTTTTTCCCCAAACAACAACCTTATGAAATGTGGGAATTGACTCATACTCTCCCGTACTTTTCTTAACCCTGCGATTCGTAGCAAGTCCGAATCTACATACAGCAGTACCATTATTAGTAAATTTTAATTCTAAATTATCAGTTATATTGCCAATTAATGTGGCTCTATTTAAGAAATATCCCATATTATTATCCGTTCACATACTCGTTTTTTTCTTCGAGTTTCACTTTAAGTAAATACTTTAACGATCTAATTAATTCTCTAGTAACATCTAATCTACCCTCTAATCTTAACATTCTCTCGTATTCTGGGCTGGCTTTTGCTTTGGCTCTAGCCTCTGATACCTTTTCGTACTCATCTGTAAGGTCCTTGTATGTCCTGTTATATTCCATTTCTGCGTCAATTGCAATTTCAACAATATTTCCATAAAGGCTAGATATCTTCAGTAATATTTGACTTGCCATATCAGCAGTTAAATCACCATAACAAGCCTTGCGTAATTTCTCTAACATTTCAAATATCTTATTTTCTTGCTCTTGGTTCATTTAAGCACCTTTACGCCTTCCCTAAGTTCATTTTCTAGTTTGGATATAGAATCCTTGAACTTAACAAGTAGTTGCATAGCTTTTTCATCTTTTAATGCTGGGTATTCTATGGTAGATATTACATCTGCCAATGCTATTAATTTATCTTTGTCTGGTGACAATGCCCTAAGTCTCTCTGCCTCTTTTAGTGCATTTTCAATTTCTAATTGTTTACGCTTTTCTTCTTCCTCGGCTTGTTCCTTTTCCCTAAGTTTTCGTTCCAAATCCTCACGTTCCTTTGCCTCTTTTGCCTGTTGTATTTTTAGTTCATTCTCAAATTCTTGTTTGCGTTTTGCCTCTGCCTCTAGTTCAATTCTAAGTTTTTCATTCTCTTTTTTTATTCTCTCATTTTCCAATTTTTGTTTTTCTTGTTCTTCCAATCTTGCTTTCTCTGCCTCAATTTCGGCTTTTATTTGCTCACTGTGG